CCAGACCGACATCTACAAGGAGTTTGTGTCCAGGCTGGAAGCGCTCCAGGCCGAGCATCATGGCGAGCTGGAATTCGATATTCCGTCTTTCAACGGGTTCAACAGGCATAACCTGCGGCTTGCAAAGCTGATGGAGAAGATGCGGCGCACCCAGCAGATCGCCGATGCTGTGATTGATACGACAGATGGGCAGGATGCCGATCGCCTGACGCAAGCTGCGACCCGGATGCTCAAAACTTTGATCGTAGAGATGATGCAAGACGCTTCCGACAACGGGTTTACGCCGAAAGAGGCAATGAACGTGGCGGCTGCGCTCAAGAGCCTCGGCCTGGCAGAAGGTGTGTCGACTGCGCGGCGCCAGAAGCTTCAGAAGGAGATCGACACGAAGCTGGAGCAGGCTGTTGGCGCCGCAAGCGAAGCCGCTGCCGAAAATGGCCAGAAGATCGACGCCAAGGAAGTTCTGCGCCTCATCCGTGAAGCCTATGGGGTGAGCTGATGCTAAAGCCCTTGCTCTACGGTTACCAACAGCGCTGGCTTGCGGACAAGTCCCGATTCAAGCTTGGCAAGTTCGCTCGCCAAACCGGAAAGACCTTCACGACAACCCTTGAAGTGGTCGATGATTGCTTCGAGGCAGACCTGAACGGCCGAAGAAACAGATGGGTAATCCTGTCGCGCGGTGAACGACAGGCTGCCGAGGCAATGAACGAAGGCGTGAAGCTGCACGCCAAGGCTTATGGGCTCGTTCTGGACGAAGCCAAGCCTTATGACTGGGTTGGAGCCAACGGCACCTATCGGGCTCTAGAGGTCGAACTGCCGGGCGGTTCAAAGATTACGGCACTGCCGGCAAATCCGGATACGGCGCGTGGCTTCTCCGCCAATGTATTTCTTGATGAGTTCGCCTTCCACAAGGACTCGGGCGCCATCTGGAAAGCGCTCTTTCCGGTGATTTCTGCGGGCTGGAAACTGCGGATCACATCAACGCCGAACGGCAAGAGCGGCAAGTTCTACGAACTGGATACGGCCAATGACGAGAAAAACATCTGGTCGCGCCATGTCGTCGACATTTACCAGGCCGTTGCCGACGGTCTGCCGCGCGACATCGAGGAGCTCTATGCCGGCATTGCCGACGACGACGCCTGGGCACAGGAGTACGAACTCAAGTATCTCGACGAGGCGAGCGCCTGGCTTTCCTATGAACTGATTTCCTCGGTCGAGGACGATCTGGCTGGCGATCCGGACGAATATCAGGGCGGACCCTGCTACGTCGGCCGCGATATCGGCCGGCGCCAGGATCTCCATGTCATCTGGGTCTGGGAAGAGATCGGCGACGTTCTCTGGTGCCGCGAGATCATTGAGCAGAAGCGCGCCACCTTTGCCGACATGGATATGGCGTTCGATGGCGTGATGTCGCGCTACCGTGTGGCGCGGGCCTGTATCGACCAGACCGGCATGGGCGAGAAGGTTACGGAGGATGCTCAGCGTCGCTATGGCAGCCGCATTGAGGGCGTGCTCTTCACGGCCTCCAACAAGCTGATCATGGCAAATGCCGGCAAGGAACGTTTCGAGGACCGCAAGGTCCGCATCCCCGAAGGCAATGTCCCGCTCCGCTCGGACCTTCACAAGCTGCGCAAGGTCGCATCGGCAACCGGTGCGCCTCGCTTTGTCGCCGACCGCGACGACGATCACGCCGACCGCACATGGGCTGCGTTCCTCGGCATTCACGCCGCCGGCGGAGAAATGATCGAATACGGCTACACGCCGGTCGACGCCAAGCGATCCCGCTATGACGGCCGTGGCGGCGAGGCCGGCTTCAGTATGTCCAGAATGAGAACCAGAAGAGGCCTTTACTGATGGCGCAACTGCTCGATCAATATGGCCGACCGATCCGGCGCCAGGAGCTCACGACCGAACGGGCAGCGCCCGGTTTCGGTAATGTTCGCCAGCCATCCGGCCGACCGCGCGCCAGCGGCCTGACGCCGGAGCGGCTCGGCCGGATGCTGCGTGGCGCTAGCGACGGCGATCCGGAGGCTTACCTTGAGCTTGCCGAGGACATGGAGGAGCGCGATCTCCACTATGCCGGCGTCCTCTCGATCCGAAAGCGTCAGGTGGCCGGCCTTGAGATCACCGTCGAGGCGGCAAGCGACGCGGAATCGGACATCGAGGCCGCCGACCTGGTCCGCGAGGTCATCGGTCGCGACGAGTTCGAGGACGAACTGGTCGACATGCTCGATGCGATCGGCAAGGGTTACTCCTGCACGGAAATCATCTGGGATACCTCGGACGGACGCTGGATGCCGGAAGCGCTCAAATGGCGGGATCCGCGCTGGTTCGATTTCGATCCGGAGGATGGCGACACGATCCGGCTGCGCGACAACGGCGGCAACGAGGAGTTGGCGCCATACAAGTGGATCGTCCACCGGGCGAAGATCAAATCCGGCCTGACCATACGCGGCGGGCTTGCGCGCGCGGTGGGCTGGACGTTCCTGTTCAAGCATTTCACGATCTCGGACTGGGCGATCTTCTGCGAGGCCTACGGACAGCCGCTCCGCCTTGGCAAATTCGGTCAGGGCGCGACGGAAGAGGAGAAGGACACCCTCTTCAGCGCCGTTCAGAACATAGGCACGGATTACGCCGCGATCGTTCCGGACAGCATGAAGATTGAGTTTATCGAGGCGAGTATCACCGGCAGTCATGAGCTTTACGAAAAGCGCGCTGACTGGCTCGATCGACAGGTTTCGAAGGTTGTCCTGGGACAAACCCAGACGACCGACGCACAGGCGGGCGGGTATGCCGTCGGCAAGGTCCATGATGGCGTCAGGGAGGACATCGAGCGCGCCGACGCCAAACAGCTCGCGGCAACGCTCAACCGAGACCTCGTGCGCCCGCTCGTTGACCTGAACAAAGGTCCCCAGCGCAGCTATCCGAGGATCAGGATCGGTCGTAGCGAGGAGGTCGATGTCGACAAGCTGGTCGCCAATGTCGCGAAGCTCGTACCGCTCGGGCTCAAGGTCGGAATGTCGACCATGCGCGACAAGCTCGGTCTTCCAGATCCGGACAAAGACGAGGAGCTGCTCGTCTCTGGCGCAGCAAAAACCGAAGCGCCGCCGGCGTCGGCACCCAACCTCCCGGCCGGGCAACCGCGTGCCGCTCAGCGCGCCGGCGCTGGAGGGCCGTCGCGGGACGCGATCGACAAGGCCGTCGACGAAATTGTCGACGAGGAATGGGAGGCCTTCACCGAGCCGATGATCGACGGGCTTGCCGAAAAGATCGCCAATGCCGATTCGCCGGAAGAAGCCAGGTTAATCATGGCTGACCATTTCCGGATGATGGAGCCAGACAGGCTTGCAGACGAGCTGGCGCGCGCGGTCTTCAACGCCAGGCTTGCCGGGCTTTATGACGAGGACCTGGGCGGCGCATGACTATTCGCATCGAGCCATTGCCGCCGAAACAGGCGATCGCCGCTTACGAGGCGCGGCGTGGCAGGCTGACCGAGAGCTTCTCCTGGCAAGACCTCTTCGAGGAGGAGCACGCCGATCAGATGACCGTCGCCAAGTCGGCCGGCTTCGACATCCTTAAGGACATCGATGCTGCGATGATGAAGGCGCTTTCCGAGGGTCGAACGCTTCGACAATTCTCGAAGGAGCTCCGGCCGGTCCTGAAGGCGAAAGGCTGGTGGGGACGCAAGCTCGTCGAGGATCCACAGACCGGCGATCTGATGGCCGCCACACTCGGCAGCACCCGTCGGCTCAAGACCATCTTCGAAACCAATATGCGCGTCTCCTACGCGGCAGGGCATTGGGACACGTTCGAAAGGACGAAAGCGATCCGACCTTATCTTCGGTATGTCGCGATCATGGACGAGCGCACGCGGCCGGCGCACGCCGCCAGGCACAATCTTGTCCTGCCGGTCGATCATCCCTATTGGGACAAATGGGCGCCGCCCTGCGGATGGGGTTGCCGCTGCACCCTTCAAAGCCTTTCCGGAAGGGACGTGAAGCGCCTTCAAAGCGAGGGCGAAGTGCTCAGGTTCGAGCCGCCGCAGGACACCCACCGCAAGTTCATCAACCGCCGCACCGGCGAGGTCACGGAAGTGCCTGACGGCATCGATCCGGGCTGGGCTTATAATCCGGGCAAGGCTGGCTTCCGCGCGCTCAAGGCAGCGGAGAAGATCATCGACGCGCCGCCCGATCTGGCGGCGACCTACAACGATATGCCGGACTGGCTGCAACGGCCAGCGGGCGAAGAGTTTGCGCGGTGGTTCGACCAGGCGTCGGCTGGCGGCAGAATCGACCAGCCGCGTGTGGTGGTCGGGGCATTGTCACGCGATGCTCTCGCGGCGCTCAGACAACGCGAGGTCGATCCGGCTTCAGGCGCAATAACCGTCACCCAGGAGACTGTCCGCAACATGTTGCGCTCTGCCAAGTCGATCAGAGGCCGAGGCGCGCCAGTTGAGATGCTCAGGCGGATACCTGATGTTCTCTCCGCGCCGCGCGCCATCCTCCTCAATCGCCGGCGGCGCGAATTGCTCTATGTTTTCGACGCGGGTGATGACGGAATGGAGAAGCTTGTGCTGCGGCTCGAATATTTCAGCAAGGAAAGCGATAGCCGTGCAACGATCCAGACGAATGCGATCCGCTCTGCCAGCCTTGTGTCGGACATTGCCCTGCGCGATCGCGCGGCCTACGAGGTGCTGGTCGGAGAGATCTGACCGCCGTCTTCAAATTTCCTTTCCATGCGATCTTCCCGAGAAAGGCCCACAGAACGCCGTGGGCGGTTCCGGACGCATGATCCCCCAAAAAATCCGCAAAAACGCGCTGGCGGCCTTTGAAGGGGCTTTGACGGCGATCCTTTCTGACATTGCGCCGTGCGATTTGCAGGGTTATTAGTCTTTCAGCGCCAACACCGCGCCATCTCCCTCTCAGTCGCAAGCCTCTTGTGAATGTTTCGACCAGGCCGGTTCGGGCATGGTCGGCCTCATGAAAAACGCGCTCTCGGCACTCAAGACATCCCTGCTTTCGGCCCATGCCCGTCAGATCGACGGCGAGCTGGCCGGCAATGGCGCATGGATCAAGCTCATTCCAGCCGGCACCTTTTCCGGTCGCGACGGTCGCGGTCCTTATCATGCCGGCGACCGGGCCTCGATCGAGCAGATCGCCGCCATGACGCGCAGCTATGCCGGATCGACCGAGCTGGTCGTCGACTACGAGCACCAGACCCTCAATATTGGAGAGAACGGCAAGCCCGCGCCGGCGGCCGGATGGATCAAGGAAGTCGAGGCGCGCGACGACGGCTTGTATGGCCGCATTGAATGGACGGCTTCGGCCCAGGCCGCGATCGAGGCGAAGGAATATCGCTACATCTCGCCGGTCTATTTCCACACCAAGGCCGGCAAGGTCCTGGCGCTGCAGCATGTGGCGCTGACCAACACGCCGAACCTGAACGAACTGGCGGAGGTTTCCGCCCACTCTCTTTTCCAGAAAACCAGTGAGGACAAGATGGATGAGGTGATTGCCGCCCTCGGACTTTCCGAAGGCGCGAGCGAGGACGACGTGCTTGTCGCCGTCAACGCTTTGCTCACCGGCGCCTCGGCGATTGCCGTAGCCGCCGGAATGAAGAAGGACGCGAAGTCGGAGGACGTGCTCACCGCCGTCCAGTCGGCCTTTGCCGATCGCAAGGCGGTCGCGACGGCTGTTGGCCAGGATGAGGCCGCTACCGGCGACACCCTGGTCGGCGCTGTCCGATCGGCGATGAAAGCCGGCAACCCCGATCCGACGAAGTTCGTCCCGATCGAGCAGGTGTCGGCCATGCAGGCCGATATCAAGGCGCTGAAGGATGAGGCCGGATCCAGCAAGGCCGAGGAAGCCGTTGCCGATGCGATCCGCGCCGGCAAGCTGGCGCCGGCGCTGAAGGAGTGGGGCCTTTCGATGCACAAGGCCGATCCGGCGAAGTTCGCCGAATTCATCGGCAAGGCGCCGGTGCTGACGTCAGCCCAGCGCGCGACCACCACGCCGCCCGACAAGGGCAGTCCCGTGCTCGACGACAATCAGGAGGCCGTGATCGCCGCGATGGGCCTCGATCGCGAAGCCTATCTGAAAACGCTCGCGGCCGACGAGAAAGGAGCCTGACCGATGGCAGCTCTCACGAAAGGCCGCAATACGCCGGCTCGTTCCGGTGACATCTCCGAACCGGGCGTCGCCGGCGGCGTCAAGATCTACGCCGGCGCGCTGACCGCGATCGATGCCGACGGCTTCGCCACTCCCGGTGCCACCGCAACCACGCTGAAGGGTCTCGGCCGCGCCGAACAGGATGCCGACAACAGTGACGGCGCTGACGGCGATATCCGGGTCCGGGTCGGTCGTCTCATCTACCGCTACGGCAATTCGGCCGGCGCCGACGAAATCACTGCCTCCGACATCGGCGACGATTGCTACATCGTCGACGATCAGACGGTGGCGCTCACCTCCGGCACGAACACCCGTTCGGTCGCCGGGAAGATCCACGACGTGGACGCCCAGGGCGTCTGGGTCAAATTTAGCTGAGGCCCTCACCGATGAAGATTGATTCCGGAACCCTCAACGGCCTGCGCGTCGGCTTCAAGACCTCGTTCCAGAACGGGCTCGCACAGGCGGCATCGCAGCACAGCCGCGTGGCCACGAAAGTTACATCAAGCTCGAAGTCCGAAGTCTATGGCTGGCTCGGCAAGGTGCCGCGCATCAGGGAATGGATCGGAGACCGTGTCGTCCAGAACCTGATGGAGCACGAGTATACGATCAAGAACAAGTCGTTCGAACTGACGATCGGCGTCGACCGCGACGACATCAACGACGACAATCTCGGCATCTACGGCCCGCTGTTCTCCCAGATG